ACAGGATTACAATCAAAACAACAAATTTTAGATTTTTATAATGGGTAAACATTCATCATCAAAAGTATACGATGGTTTTTCAGTTGTCTTTAGACAATGGAAAGCAGAAACAACTCACTGTCGATTCGTACATGGTTACGGAGTATCTTTTAAAGTATGGTTTGAAGGTGAGTTAGACGATAGAAACTGGGTATGGGATTTTGGATCAGCAAAACGATCTAAAACTCTTATCGATGGTAAAACACCCAAAGAGTGGATGTCATATATGTTTGATCATACTATGATTATAGCAGAAGATGATCCATACAGACAAGCGTTCGAACAGATGGGTGCTGCTGAAGTAGCACAAGTTAGAATACTACCCGCAGTTGGAGCAGAGAAGTTTGCTGAATACGTTTATGAAAAGTTAAATGGTTGGGTAGTTGAGGAAAGTGAAGGTAGAGTTAAAGTAGCTCAAGTAGAGTTTAGAGAGCACGAAAAGAATAACGCTTCGTTTCGTCCATAGTATTTATAACCACACAACAAATCTAAACATAAATAAATGGCCAGTTTAACAAATAGACACATAAAAGACACATACCAAGATCTTTTAACAACTGAAAATAACCTACTACAAAGCGGTTTAGGAGACCCAGTAGAGGTTAGTATGAGTGGATCTTCATTCATAAGCTCTTCAATATCAGGAGAGGGTTTTAGTTTAGGAGCAGGAAGTGATAATACAGTTTTATCATCATCATTTTCTCAAACATCATCAGTTGCTCTAGGTATTTCTAATATTCAAAACTTCGCAGATGATACAGCAGCAGCAACTGGTGGTATTCTAATAGGAGGAATATATAGAACCGCAAGTGATTTGAAGGTTAGAATAGCATAAAAAACTTCTTAAAAATGTAGGTCCCCTTTTTGGGGACCTTCTTTATATCCATATTTATTAACAAAATATAGTTTATGCCAACAAGTAAACCTCACAATGACGATGTATATCGTCCTAAAAGATCTCCAAAAAACCCCATTAAGTTTCACATTCAATTAAATCCAGAACAAAAAACCGCAAAACAAACCATATTAGATAATACAATAACGTTATTAGCAGGATCAGCAGGTTCAGGGAAAACACTTTTAGCATGTAATGTAGCTCTAGATGGTTTATTTTCAAAACAATACGACAAAATCATAATCACACGTCCTACTGTATCTAAAGAGGATATTGGTTTTCTACCAGGTGATATGAGAGAAAAAATGGATCCTTGGGTTCAACCAATATACCAAAACTTCTATACCCTATATGGTAAAGAAAAAATGGAAAAATACCTTGAAAACGGACAGATAGAGATAGTACCTGTATCGTTTATGAGAGGTAGAACATTTTTAGATTCACTAATCATTGTGGACGAAGCACAAAACGTTACACACGAACAAATGGAGATGATTGTGTCTCGTATTGGGGTAAGAAGTAAAATGGTTATATGTGGTGATGATCACCAAATAGATTTAAAAAAACGATCAGACTCAGGATTTCGATTCTTATATAGCGCATCTAAGAAAGTAAAAAATTTAGAAGCTATCAAACTACTAACCAACCATAGAGATCCTATTGTTGAAGACATCTTGGATTACTATGAGGAAAAACTAAGTCACATAACTTAGTCTAATTTTAGTGATTCTACTAAGAAATAACATATTTATAACAAAATAATAAATGGGTAGATTAATTTCAAATTTAGACGAAAGAGTAATACTGGATGACGGTAAATCCTCTATTACATCTCATAGTGCTACTATCGAAGATGTAGGTCAGTTTACAAGAAGATTAGACACCATTTCCACTAAATTTTCAGGTAGTGGTATAGAGATTTTAAGGTTTGTAGATTCTGAAGAAGAATCTGTAGCTGGATCCTTTGTTAAAGGGGATGTAAGATACATTCGAATTTCAAACCTTACACCTTGTAACGTAGATTTATATTTTATAAAATCAAATGAGGAATCAACTATCTTTAACTTAGATGGTGAAAAAACATTTATGTTAGGTAATGGTAAGTTTAACGCTTCATCAGTATCTGATTATGTAGTAGAGGGTTATGTTGACCCTACGTATTATGGTAACCTAATAGGAATAGACACAATAAAAGCGAAGGCTTATCCTTCATCATCATTATTAGAAATAGTAGTAGCATCTAAATAAAAACAAATGGCATTAACTTACAGATCAATAAAAGGCTCAGCCCTAACAAACTTAGAACTAGATAATAACTTTAGACACTTTACAGGGTCACACTCAATAACAGGATCAATATCTGTTACAGGTGATATAAATGCTGCCACTGGAAGTATTACTGGTGATTTAATCGTATCAGGTGGTTTAACCACGACAAACGATTTAGATGTATCAGGTAGTATTAAAACAACATCCGATATTACAACCGCTGGATCATTAACAGCAGTAGCAGGTATAATAGCTTCAAGTAGTATAAATCTTAGTGGTTTACCAGTATCAGAATCACTAGCTTCAATAGGTGGTGTTTGGTTATCAGGTTCAACAGGAGTAAGTTCGAAGTATCTAGTAGTAAGAACAGCATAATATAACATTGATAAAATAAGACCCACTGAATGAAAATACATCAACCCATACTGATAGGTAGTAGTCAAACTTCTGCCTCCCTAGACTCAGAAGGAGTAATATCTTCCTCTGCTATTCTTATTCAAACTTCAGCTATATCAACTGATGATTTATTTCTAGTAAGAGGATCAATAGATGAGGGTGAAGTAGCAATTACAGAAAAAGGTACTATAGTACTAAAATGGAGTGGAAGTGCACCACCAACACCAATCGAAGGTGGGATATATTATACAGCTTCGCAGTTTTACTTTGGTTTATAATATTTATACACAAATAACAAGAATAGTAATTAATTAATAATAGTTTAACACAAACAAACAAAACACATGGCATCCTGGAAAAAAATCATAACTGAGGCAGAATTAACTACGGTTTCCGCTTCCTTAACGGTAACGGATCAATCAATTAGTTCATCTGTAGCGGCCCTAAGTGGTTCAGCTTCGGATGCTAGAAATCTATTGGTTGGAGACAACTCAGCTTTAAGCGCCTCTTTAACTGTAACAGACCAAGCAATTAGCTCTTCAGTAGCAACATTGAGTGGGTCAGCATCAGACGCTAGAAACGTATTAGTAACAAAAATTAGTGGATCATCAGTAGCTCCAATTGCTGCTTTAAGTGCTTCATTAACAGTAACAGATCAAGCAATAAGCTCATCAGTTGCATCATTAAGTGGATCAGCTTCAGACGCTAGAAACCTAATAGTTACAGACAACTCAGCATTAAGTGCTTCTCTAACAGTAACAGATCAAGCAATAAGCTCATCAGTAGCAACCCTAAGTGGTTCAGCTTCAGATGCTAGAGATTTATTGGTAACAAAAATTAGTGGATCTTCAACAGCAGCTATCTCAGCATTGAGTGCTTCTTTAACATCAACTGATCAAGCAATAAGCTCATCAGTTGCATCATTAAGTGGATCATCATCAGATGCTAGAAACCTATTAGTATCCCAAATAGCTGATACTACTACTTTATCTTTTGCTTCGACAGTACAAGGTCAGTTTATAGCTGATTTTAATGGTACACCAGAAACTGTTGATATTTTTGATTTATCAGAAACATCAGATCCAACTTTTAACGATTTACAAGTTAATGGATCAGCTACAGTAGAAGGAGACTTAACTGTTAAAGGAACAACTACATCAGTTCAAACAACAAACCTATTAGTTGAAGATAAATTTGCATTATTCGCAAGTGGTTCAACAGCAGCAACAGATGGTGGTCTTATAATCCAATCAGCAGCTAACGGATCCGGTAAAGCATTAGGATATTCTCAAGCAAATAGTAGATGGTCACTACAAGCATCATTAACTCATGACGCAACAACATTTGGTTCAGTAGATGCTTTCCTAGGTACAGTAGAAACATCTACAGCAGTACCATCAACAGCAGCAGTATATGGTGTAGGTACAATTCATGTTAAAACTGATACAGAAGATATTTATATTTATTCATAATAAAAGCTTAAATAAGTTATGGGATTATTACAACAAATGGAAACCCCAATAGGGGTTTCCAAAAGTAAGTTGGATAAAGTAGAGATTGGTATTATATTAACACTTATAAAACAATCCACCTTCAAAGGGGAGGATTTAGAGAAAGTATATAATATGGTAGTAAAACTACAAAACCAACTAAAGAATGTATAGTCTTGATTTAACTGAACAAGAAATGGCTGTAATAGCCAAAGCTGTTATGAATTTAAGTATAAAAGGAAAAGATGCCATGTTAGTAGCTAGTGTATTATCTAAACTACAAATTCATGCATCAAATATGAGTAAATAAAAATGTATTACGGCCCCAATAGGGGAAGTGGGCAAGATTGTAACCAACCTAATATAAAAGTAAAATGCCAAATTGGAAAAAAGTAATAATAAGTGGGTCCAATATATCCCAATTAACAAATGATTCGGGTTATGTATTGGCTGACCAAGTTAGTGGTTCATCAACAGCTCCTATAGCAACACTAAGTGGATCATTAACAACAACTGACCAAACAATAAGCTCATCAGTAGCATCACTAAGTGCTTCAGCTTCAACTAGAAGAGATGTAATGTATTCTCAGTTAGAGTTTATGAATGTTAGCTTAAGTGGATCAAACTCAACTGCTAGAAACGTATTAGCAGACCAAGTTAGTGGTTCATCTACCCTCCCCATATCTAACTTAAGTGCTTCTTTAACATCCACTGATCAAACAATAAGCGCTTCAATAGCAGCTTTAAGTGGATCAGCATCAGATGCTAGAAACGCATTAGTGGTTATATCTTCATCATATGCTTTAACAGCCTCATATGCCCATACAGCATCGTATGTAGTAACATCTAGTTATGCTGTAACTAGTACAACAGCAATAAACGCAAATGATTTAATAATAGGTGTTAAAAACACATCTGGAGAAACCTTACCTAAAGGTACTCCAGTTTACTCAACAGGAGTAACAGGTGAAAACCTAAACATATCAGCTGCATCAGCCTCATCTGCAGCAACTATGCCAGCTATTGGTATTCTATCCTCTACGTTATCTAATAACACATCAGGACAAGTTATATTAACTGGTAAAATAACAGGAGTAGATACATCAGGATTTACAGCTGGTAATAATATTTATGTAGCTCCAACTGGAGGGTTTACAGAAACCAAACCAGGCGGTGATTCAGCTGAAATCCAAAACATAGCTATTGTAGGTAAAATAAACGCTACAGAAGGAGAACTAATAGTTGTAGGATCTGGAAGAACAAACGATGTTCCCAATCTACCAACAGATTATATATTCCTAGGTGATGGAAATACATTAGAAGTTCCATTAGCAGATGCTATTACAGGAAGTTTACCATCAGGTACAGTTTCAGGTTCAGTACAAGTTGATATAACATCAACTACTGGATATGCTACTTTTAGTAGTAGTTTACAATCTACTGATCAAGCAATAAGCGCTTCAATAGCGGCCTTAAGTGGATCAGCATCAGATGCTAGAAACCTATTAGAAAGTGTAAGTGCATCATATGCTTTAACATCATCATACTCCCATACAGCATCATACGCTATATCGTCATCACATGAGGTTACTCATGAAGTAAGCTCATCATACGCTCAAACAGCCACATCAGCATCATATGCTTTAACAGCATCATACGCCTTAAATGGTGGTGGTAGTGGGTTCCCAGCAGAATATGTAACAGCAAATACCACAGCTGAAAAAGGTAAAACATATGTTTTTGAACAATCAACAGCATATACATTAACATTACCATCAGCACCTACCAATGGAGATTCAATCCAAATTTCTAATAGATCCAATATAGGAACTAATATATTAGGCAGAAATGGTGAGTTAATAATGGGTGATGCGAGTGACCTAACTTTAGATTTATCAACAGCCTCATTTATATTAACATACACTGGAGGAACTCAAGGGTGGGTTATAATTGGAGCAGGTGGTGGAGCTACTACAGGAAGTGCAGCATCTATTTGGTATGATGGGGGGACATTTATATCTTCATCAGTAGATGTTAGAATAACTGGTAGTTTAAGTATGGTTGGTAGTGAAGCTAACTTCGAAACATTACAAGTAGTATTACCTCAAATATCCCAAAGTGGTAACTTTGCTGATGATACAGCAGCAGCCATAGGGGGTATAGCATTAGGTGGACTATATAGAAATGGTAACCTTATAGCAATAAGACTTTCATAAACAACAATAAAATAAGATATGGCATTACAAGTAACAGGATCAATAAATGTCTCCGGCAGTATAGAATCAAACGAACTTTCAGGATCATTTAGTGGTTCATTTCAGGGAGATGGATCTAAATTAACAGGTGTTGGGGGTACAAACCCAACCACAGGAAGTATGCCATTAAATATTAGTGGATCATTTGTGGATTCACCAATAACTGCTCAACAAGGTGGAGGAGTTTCAGGAGGGACACAATTTGATTTTGACAACAATACTTTCTCTTCAATTTCACCTGGTCTAAACCCCGGGGACAGTGCCAATATTGAGTTTCAAAATCCCCAAACCTTAGGTACAATAGGAGACCCCGTAATATGGCAGGTAACAACTGAACTAGATAGTGGTGATGGTACAGTAATCCCTGTTGGGGTATATACTGGTACAATCAGTTCTGCACCAAACAACACAACAGTTCTATTTGTTATTTTTTCTAACAATAGTGGATGGACAACTGGTGGGAGTGAAATTTTTGCTCCAGTATCATCAGCAGGTATTTTAGGGGTTGGATCAACTCTCTCAGTTGCTGCAGTAACTACATTAGGTAATTTAAATGTTGGGGGAGAAATTTCTGGAGGGGGATCATCAACTATTTCCCTAACCCCATCAGAAATTAACTTAATGCAAGGTTCCAGTGGGATAGTAAATTCTCTGGGTAATGTCACCTACCTCCAATTCACCGTCGGTCAAGCAACCAACTTAGTAGATAACCAAACTTATTCTGCTTTAACATTAGGAGCTTCTACAACATACCCAAGTAATGATCCCTCTACTTTTACAAGAGAGTGGGTATACTTAGCATCAGGTAATGCTGATCTAAACTTAGGGTTAGGAAATTCAGTTCTATATACTGATAACCCAAATTTCAATGTCATTTATGATGATACTGGAAATAGATCTATTTCTGATTATAATTCCCCAGCAGGACTAGGTCAATTAGATGTAGCTACAGTGGTAGGATCTGGTGGTGGTTTAACTACCACAAGTGATATAACAGTAAAAGGGAATATAATTGGTGAAAATGATTTACTCATAGCATCTACTACTGTTGTTACTTTACCTGGTGCTAATTATAGTTCCGTAGGTAGTGGATTTGAATCTGACATACTTTCTAACGGATCTGGTTTAACAGATGTAGTATACCTTTCCTTTAATACAGGATCAGGAGTAGGTTTAGTTGATGGTCAAAGTTATAAAATTTTAACCGTTGATAGTCAAGATTTTTCTTCAAATTGGGTTTATATAGATGAGAATAACGCTGATAGAGCATTTCCTGTAGGTGAATCACGTTTATATGCTCTTGAAAATGGAAGTACATACTACGATGATAATAATAGTATACAATTTATCAATTTAGGGTTCCCTTCAAATTATTCAGCGATAGCTTCCGATGGGACTGCAACTGTAGGTAATATTAAATCAAGTGGTATTATTTCTAACTCAAATGCCTTACACTCAGCAAAATATTATATAGAAGATTCAGGAGTAACATCAGTTGCTGGTGGGTTTAAATTTAAGATAGCGGATAATGGAGATCTTGGTACCACGGGGTATATAACATTTGTAAGAGAATAACATGGGGATATTTGTAAATACAGAAGGTATTGGTGAAGTTTATGCAGGTAGTGAATCTATAGGTGAAATCTACGCTGGAACTGAATTAGTTTGGCAGAAAGCAGCCGCAGTTTCATTAGCGGGTACAATAGGCCAAAATCCCTCCTCAGGGTTAAGTATAGTAGGCTGGGGGATTCCAGCAGGAGCTCCCAATAATATAGTAGTACTTGACAATTCTTTCCCTAACCCCGCAGTTTTCACTGGAGATGTATTCCCTTCAACACTAACAACAGTTTCTACCATAGAGATTATAGGTAGAACATCTAGGAATAGTGTTACTTTAACTAATGGGGTTGGTGGATTCCAAGGGATAATTGATACAGATCCTTCAAATCAAGGTGGCAAATTTGGGTTATATTTTGCTACTGGAACAGGTGCGGGTGCTGGAATTAATACACTAAATTCTACATTTGGGTCTGGGTTTCAAATAAATAGTTCAGAAGTCCCATTTGAATGGGTAACTACATAATAGTAAAACAATAAAACTATGACAGATACAGAAATTTCATCTTCACTAACTTGGAGAAACCAAGAGTTAAAAGATACTGATTGGGTAGTTCAAGTAAACGACCACCCAGAAAGACCTCTATATTACACATATAGACAAAAACTTAGAGATTGGCCTTCACTTGATACTTTCCCTTCATCAAGTTCAAGACCAACCCTATAATAATAATATAACAATATGAGTAACTTTTCAACATATTTCCCTATACCATCTAGTGGTGGTAGTGGTATACCAATCAATGGGTATTTTCCATTTATTGTATCATCTACAGGTGTACCAACAGGATATGATTCCACTACAGGTTTATATACTCACCCAGATGGAACTTTTTGGTTAAAAACTGGAAACACAATATTAGGTCAACCAAGTGATTACCCAAACGCCACCGGTCCAACCTCTTTTACTTCCCCTTTAAATTTTAGTGCTGCTTCCCAAGGAACAGATTTCAGATCTACAGGGTGGACTGGTGGTACTAATGTCTGGGCTTTAGATTTTGCAACTAACGCAGCTTATGAATACACATCAGCGGGTGTTTATACAGGAACTAGTTTTAGTACTAACAGTGAAACATCAGAACCAACGAGTCTTGTATCTGATGGAAGTTTCTATTATCTTCAAGGAAGTAATACAATATTCAAATACACTACAGCAGGTGTTTATACAGGAACTAGTTTTGATTTATCAACCCTTACTGGGGGTAGTGGATGGTTTGATTTAACTTATGATGGTACTAATTTATGGGCACAGACCACATCAACCAAAATCGCTTATGAAATTACAACAGCAGGCGTTTACACGGGTAATAACTTTACCGCTTCAGAGTTAACCACATCAGCTAATGGACTTACATGGGATGGAACCCATTTTTGGGCAAGTAGTAACGCTAGAATTATGTATCAATATACTTCAGCAGGTGTTTACACTGGGTTGTCCTTAAGTTCCCTAAACTCATCCCCATCTGGTTTAACATCTAACCAAGATGGAAGTTTTTACGTTGCAAGTAGACAAGGATCAAACCAAATATTTGAGTGGGTAAATGATGCAGTTTTTGGAGACTCAACAGCAAGAACAAACACAGATTCAGCTCAACCACTATTTGTAAGAATAGGATAAACACTATAACAACAATAAAATAACTAGGCTCCCATAGGGAGCCTTATTATATTGGATCCAATAAAACGGTTCAAAGTGACTGTATAACCACTTAAAAAAATTAACATATGTCAAAACTGAAACGTATTGAGGATTACGAAAAAAACCTCCCTATCGTTGAAATCTATACAGCGGTACAATCAGAAGGATCTAGAGCAGGTTACCCAACAGTAGTTATTAGAACTACAGGATGTACTCACCGATGCTACTTCGGAGAAGGAGGATGGTGTGATTCCTTTTACACATCTATACACCCAGAAAAAGGTATTTACTCGTTCCAATCAATTATTGATATGTATGATGAAAACCCACACATAACAGAGATGATGTTAACAGGTGGTTCACCTACTATGCATGCTGCTTTATGTAACGAGTTAACCAACTTTGCTAAAGAACGTAATATTTTTATCACTATTGAAACTGAAGGTTCTCACTTCTTAGAAACCGATTATCCTTTTGATTTAGTTTCACTATCTCCAAAGTTTGGTAATAGTGTTCCTGTTATAGGTGCCACTTTACCTAACGGTAAAATACTAGACGAAGTAGCAGGCGCTAAGATGGTTAAACAACATAATAAACTGCGTTTAAACGTTGATGCTATACGTAAAACGCTAGATTACCATAGCGATTACCATATAAAACCAGTATGGGATGGTAAAGACGAAGGAGCATTAGCAGAAATCATAGATTTCTTAGATGTTATAAACGTTCCAAACGATAAAGTATGGTTTATGCCAGCAGGTGATTCAAGAGCATCGTTATTCAAATCATACCCACTAGTATTTGATTGGGTAAGAGATCATGGTTATCGTATGACTTGGAGACCACATATCATCGCCTTTGAGGATCAAAGAGAGGTATAGTGGATAAGCAAGAAGCTCTTAAAATATTAGGAGAGATAAAAGAAAATATCAATATTTGTTGTGCCATAACAATGGAACCAGATGAGGTATTAGAGTTATTAGATAAAATAGAGGTTTATATAAAGGAGAATGACTAAAGAAAAGTTTAAAGAGATAATGGAAAGTGGAGAGAAAGTATATTTATACTTTTTCTCACCTTTTTGTGGTAGTTGTGAACTTACACAACCCATATTAAAAAACTCAAAACACCCTATATTTGAAATCAATTGTATAGAAAATAAGGAGTTAGAAGAAGCATTTAACTTAGAATATTACCCAACAATAGTAGAAGTAACAAACAATAATTTTAGAAAATTTGAAGGAAGAATAGCGATAGAAAATTTGTTATCCTAACTATCCCTTCGTATATTATATTAATATGGAACACAAAGACAAACACAAAAATTTAGAAGTAGTACAAGAGGGTTTTGCTAATGGTGTAGCACCTGGTTTCCCACTTGATCAAGGACAAAAAGATATTATGATAAGTGAAGCAACTGAAGCTTATGGTAAGTTTTTAGATGCCCTAAAGTGTGATTGGAGAAACGATCCAAACTCATCTGATACACCAAGACGTGTAGCAAAAGCATATGTAAACGATTTATGGGCTGGTAGGTATACAGCTATGTCACCTATTACATCTTTCCCATCAGACGGATATGATGGTATTGTTATTGAAAGAAATATTCCACTAACCTCTATGTGTTCACATCACCACCAAACCATAGGAGGAGTAGTTCATATAGGATATATTGCAGGTGGAGAAGGACAAGTAATAGGTTTATCTAAACTTAATAGAATAGTAGAGTTATTTGGTCGTAGAGGAGCAATACAAGAACAACTAACATCAGCAATCCACAACGCAGTAGATAAAATCACTGATGGTAATAAAGGTGTTATTGTAACTATTGTTGGAACTCATAACTGCGTATCTTGTAGAGGAGTTAAACATCAAGGTGCTGCTATGGTAACAACTAAAGCATCAGGTGTATTTTCACAAAACGATAACTTAGCACGTAAAGAGTTTTTCGATTCACTAAAAATCAATAACGGAGGTCATAATATTTAAAAACTATGAAACATAAAGTATATTTAACTTGGAAAGAAATAGATACATTAGTTACTATTTTAAAATATAAAGTATTAGATAAACTACCTGAGATTGATTCAGTTACAGGTATAGCAAGAGGGGGATTAATACCTGCTGTAATGTTATCCCATAAACTAGGAGTTCCTTATACACAAGCAGTAGGTCCAAATACATTAGTAGTAGACGATATCTGTGATTCAGGAGTAACACTAAAAGATGCTCCAGGTGTTTATACAGCAACTCTACACTATAAGTCATCAGCAATATCAAAACCCAATGTATATGCTAGTTTATTATTAAACGAAAATCAATGGATTTCTTATCCTTGGGAGACAGATGAAGCAGATATGGTGCAAGGTTATTTGGATAAGCAAGAATAGTTTCGTATATTACATCATATTAAATAAATAAAAACAAAGTTATGAAGAATTATTGGCAAGTTACAACTCAGTTTGAGCGTGAAAATGACAAAGGTCGTATTCAAAAAGTAAAGGAAAACTATTTAATAACAGCATTTACAGGTACTGAAGCAGAAGCAAATACCTACAAAATGTTAGAGGGGTTAGGTGAAACTAACTTTAAAATAGTAAGTCTAAAACAATCCAACATCTTAAAAGTAGTATAATGGGAGAGCAGTTAAAATTATTTAAAGAAGAAGAAGTATTCCCCGTATGGGTTAATGGAGTACCGTTTGTAGATGAAGTAGAAATATTTAACAAAACATTTGGTAAACCAAATAACTACGAACCAACTATCCCATCTAAATCAGAATGGATGTTTGTATATGATTTTATACTTGAAGAACTAGAAGAATATAAAGTTGCTTGTGAAACAGGCAACATTGTAGAAGTTTTAGATGCACTATGTGATATTACATATGTTTCATTAGGAAACGGTGCTATGCTTCACGGTTTAAAAGATAAAGTACGAGATGCATATGCTGAAGTTCAGGCATCAAATATGTCTAAATCATGTGAAACTGAAGAGTTGGCTGAAGAGACATCATATTGTAGAGAACAAGAACAAGGAGAACCATGCCATTACCAAAAAGTAGGTGATCGTTATGTTGTTTATAGAACACGCGACTTGAAGGTAATGAAATCAATTAACTATTTCAAACCAGATCTTAGTCAGTTCTTTACATCAGATGAGTTAGCACAATTCCATAACGCAGGAACCATTATTTAATGTATAAAAAAATACACGCACAGTTTAGAGGTAAAAATAAGTACCTTATGCATCTTTGGACTGATGACGGAGGTTATGAACAGGTAGAGTGGTGGAATACGGCCTATCAGGAGTGTAGTAAAGATGAAGCAACCCATAGGGGAATTCATGATGAACCTTTAAAAAAGGTTTACAAGTATGAGAAAAATCAACTTGGACTACATTTTGGTGATATGCCGGCCCACCAAAAGTTTCTTATTGAAAAATATGGAACTAATGATAAACCATCTACCGGCCATCGCGAAGTATTTTTTGATATTGAAACTGAGATGGGTGATGCTCTAACTGTAGAGTATATAGAATCATCACCTAAAAAAGTTACTTCCATCGCTTGGTGGGATAAACAACTTGATGAGTGGGGGATTGTTATTTTAGATCCCAAAAACCAAATCGAAGAGAAGAAAGAAGGTAATAGACATATAATACCATGTCGTACTGAACAAGGGTTGCTAGCAACATTTATTGAAAAATACAAACAAATAGACCCAGATATTCTTATAGGTTATAACTCAGATTATTTTGATATTCCTTACTTATATTATAGAATATGTAAAATATTAGGTCCAGAGTGGGGTAACGAGTTGTCTCCAATAGGTCAAGTACAGTCTAAAGCAACATCAGATGTTTGGTATTATAGAGATTGTTATGTTAGAATCGCAGGGGTACAATCGTTAGATTATATTCGTTTACATAAGAAATATAGTTGGGCAGATGAACCATCTTGGAAGCTAGATGCTATAGGTGAAAAGTATGTTGGTAAAGGTAAAATCGAATATGATGGATCGTTAGATAGATTATTTGAGGAAGATATTGAAAAGTTTATGGAATATAACTTTGTGGATGTTGAAATCCTTAAGTTATTAGATGAGAAACTTCAATACCTAGCCTTAACTAGAAACATATCTCATAAGGGTAAACACAACTATGAAGAGGTTTATGCTTCCTCTAAAACACAAGATGGAGCTATATCAGCTTATCTAATCTCACAAGGGATGATACCTCCTCAAAAGGATAGAAACCCTATAGTAAAGAAAAACTATGCTGGTGGGTATTTATTTTGTCCTGTAGCTGGTTTATACAAGTATATGTTTGATGAGGATTTAACGTCACTATACCCATCGATTATTATGACTTTAAACGTAGGTAAAGAAACGTTTGTAGCCCGTATTATACCAGACAACGATCGAGATAATCACTTAGCGTTAAACGATCTTAAATCTATGGATCCCGATACTGAGTTTAACTTAGAATATGCTAACGGGAATCGTGAGTTTAAGAAAGTATCAACTATTATATCTGCTATAGAAGGAGGTAACTTGTCTATATCAGCAAACGGTGCTATGTTTCAAACTGATCGTGAATCACTATTATCAACTATTCTGCAAAAGTGGTTTGAGGAAAGGGTAATATATAAGGGTAAGATGAAAAAATCATATAAAGCAGGCAATAGTGAAGAAGGTGAGTATTATCACTTGATGCAATACACTATGAAGATTTTACTAAATAGTTTATATGGTGCTTTAGCCTTACCTAGTTTTAGATATGGTAGTATTATCCTATCAGAATCAATAACACTATCAGGACAACGTATTATACAAGAATCAGCGTTGTGTGCGAACAGGCACATGAACAAGGTTATAAAGGGGGAGATTAAACTAGACGTGGTTTAAACAACAATAAGTGTGTATACACCACACTACATATAAAAACATAGGTAACGCGTTAAACGCGCTTAAAATACGTAATAAACACATAAAATATGGCACTTAAACCACAATCGATACGTAAAGACACAACAGTGTATTTAAATGAAGAGTTAGTTGAAAAGGCAATACTTATTGAGCTATCTGAATCTTGGAGTGAAAGAGAAGAAAAACTATTTAGAAAGATGCTTCAACAAGGTGGTAAGTTTAAACTTCAAGGTAACTCGTTTAAAATAGTAAAAGACGAAAAAATAGTAAATACCAAAGGATTTAAAGATGAAGGAATAATCCAAATCCCAGGTTTAGATACCAAGTTTTAATGAAATATTTAGAAGACATACCAAAACATATATGCGATGAAGGTGATCAAAACTATTGTGCGTACGTTGATACGGATTCTAATTACTTTAATGCTGAGCCTTTACTTAACCATTTGTATCCCGATTTTGAGTCTTTTGAAGATACTGAAAAAGATGACAAACTAGAGAAAGTAGCATTAAAGTACCAAGATATTATAACAGCGGATTATGATAGATTAGCTTTAGAAGCGTTTAACGTCAAAACCCATAGGTTAGAGATGAAGACGGAAGCTGTTATCCGTTCAGCTTACTTTAGAGCACCTCGTCGTTATGCTCAATGGATTACTAAACAAGAAGGAATAGCTAAGGAAGTACTAGATATTAAAGGTTTAGAGTTTAAGAAAGCCAATTTTCCACCTATTTTAGGTAAGTTTTTCTATAAAATCTTACAACAAGTATTAAAAGGTGAAAATAAAGAAAATATTGATAAACAAATCGTTGATTTTAAACATAAGATATTAAGTGGTGGTATCCCACTACCTAAACTAGGAACACCATCAGCAGTTCGTAAACTTAACTTTTATACAGGTCAAAAACCAAGAGCAGGTGAGATATTCTCAAAACTAACCAAAGGTGCTAACGCAGCTCATAAAGCAGCAATAGCATATAACGATTTACTTCGTTTTTGGGGATTAGGTAATAAACACTCTCAAATAGTACAAGGTGATAAGATTAAGTTTTTATATTTAAAAAACAATCCATATAAACTAGATGCATTAGGTTTTTTAGATTTTGATATTCCTGATAAAGTAATGGATTTCTTAGAAAAGTATGCTGACAGACAAAAAGTATGGGAATCTATATTACAAAATAAGTTAGAAAACTTCTATGGTGATTTAACTTGGCACTACAACACAAACCCACACCTAAGTGTGTTTAAAACAATAGACATCTAATTTGGATACCCCAATAAAAGTTATTATATTAACATTATGATTGAAAAACAAAAACTAACATCAATAATCTCTAAGTACAACCTAATGAACCGAAATGAATCGGTTAAGTGGTTCTTTAAAGACAATACACTAACCATTTACTTTGGTGAACCAGGTCGTGTAGGTAAAGTTATACTAAAGGATATTGAGTTTGAAGAGTGTACTTTAGCAGTATTTAACACAAACCAACTGTCTAAACTTATATCAGTTACCCAAGGTATGGTTTTATTAGAGACTGAACAACAAAATAAAGTATACACAAAACTATTATTATCTGATGCTAACTTTAACTTAACGTATTCATTATCAGATATTATGATGATTCCTAAGGTAAGTTGGGTTACAAACGAAAACGATTTTGAATATGAAGTTGAGTTATCTTTAGATGAGGAACAAGTAAGTCATCTAATAAAAGCTAAAAATGCACTATTAGAATCACAAACTATGCTTATTAATACTGATAAGGATATGGATGGTAGTCCAGTTGTAGATTTTATATTTGGTGATAATACAGGGTTTTCAAATAAAATATCTTACCAAGTTAGAGGACGTGTTGATGTTCAAGATTTATCTATACCCTTTGATGCTATGTTATTTAGAGATATTTTAAAGGTTAATCAAGATGCTAAAACCACTAAATTATTTTTAAATAAACAAGGAGTATTAAAACTTGAATTTGACAACGATTTAACATCAGGTACATATTATTGTGCTAGAAATGAATAAAAACATATTTTAACATATGTATACCAAAATAACGAACGCACCTTCCGGGCAATAGTTATGTTTTATTTTAACCGGTGATCTTAGGACACCACAAAACAAATGATATGAGTACATTAAATTTATTTGAACGTACACCGTTCGACCTATTAGTTAGAAACTTTCTAACAACAGAGGCAAACTACAGACCCGTAGAACAAAACCTCAAACTAGCACACCCATTAGATATTTATCAAGACAACAACGGTCTCACATTTGAGATTGCTTGTACTGGCATTGATAAAAGTGACCTTGAAATTCTTATTGAAGGTCAAACACTAAGAGTAAATTACGATAAGAAACAAGACGTAGCAGAAGAAGTAGCTGAAGAAGAAACTTCTAAAGAATATCTTTATAAAGGTATTGCTAAACGTTCTTTTAACTTAGGTTGGAAAATCGATTCTAAATTTGAACTATCAAAAGCGATTCCTACATTCGAAAACGGACTTTTAGAAATAACAATTCCTTATTTAAAAGGTAAAGGCGTAAAAACGTTAAAAATTAAGTAAAAATCTGCTCGGAAGGGGTTGGTTATTGTAGATTTTATTCGTATATTAACGTCAAATATAAAAAGTTATGGCAAATCCAAATTTTAAAGGACGTCCCAAAGGGACAAACAAAGTTACTATTACTGATCCAAGTCTAGGTAAATATTACATTACCCAAGATGAGTGGTCTTATAATCTAGTTCGTAAAAACGCTAATAGTGAGACAACATTAGGTTATTATAGAAACTTACAAGAAACATTAAAGTCAGCATCAAAGTATTTGGCTTTAGATGGACAAGAAATTACATTAGACAATTATATTAACCAATTAAACAGTAAATTAGATGAGTTCAGCAAAAGCTTTAACTAACGTTGTAGCAGTTTTCGACGCTATTATAGTTAGACCTCTAGAAGAGGAAGAAACGACATTCGGTTCTATTATAGTACCGGATATGGGTAAAGAAAAACACATAACAGGAGATGTTATTTCAGTAGGCCCTGGAAGAATGTCAGTTATGGGTAATCTAATCCCAACAGTTATTAAAGTAGGTGATAGAGTTATTCTACCACAAGTAGGTGTAACCAAAATAGATTCAATCGAAGGTGAGTTATTAGCCTGTGATGAAGGAAAAGTTTTAGCAATCTTAAAATCAAACGATGAGTAAACAAGTAAAACTAGGAAC